AGCTTGGTTCAACGCGCGAGCGGCTTGAACAACAACGGCTTGAGCACGAGAATGAACTAACTCGAGTAAAGATCGAGCAGATTGAATCTCAGAAGCGTGTGGAAGAGCTCTACATGGAAGCTTTGACTGCAATGCGGTCATATGCCGGAGATTTGCCATCTCCTGATGAAAATGACGAAGATTAGATCGTATAGAGAGCTCCGTCGACTTGAAACGTTCGAAGATCGCTTTGATTATCTGTCTCTCAAGGGAATTGTCGGAATAAGTACCTTTGGGTTCGATAGATGGATCAATCAGCATTTTTACAAATCTAGAGAATGGAAAGATGTTCGTAATTACGTCGTTCTTCGTGATTATGGATGCGATCTAGGTGTTTTGGGGTATGAGATACATTCAGGTTTATTGGTTCATCATATGAATCCAATTTCAATGGAAGATATTGAACATGGTGAAGAATCAATACTTGATCCTAATTATCTTATAACCACATCTCTTCAAACACATAATGCTATTCATTTCGGAGACGAAAGTCTTTTACCCAAGGGCCCGATAGTACGACAACCAGGAGATACGAAATTATGGTAGATGAAAAGACTCAAGAAGAGCAGACAAATGAGGGATCGTATCAGGATAGGGCAATGCAGAGGCTCCAGGACAGTGGAGATACTCGAGTTCCGTCAGATCCGGAGCATTTTCGGCCTGCTGATATTCCGCCGGAGCCTCTGACGCCGCATGAGTCTTCGTCGACAACGCCGCCGGAGGAATAACCTTACTGGAGTTGATCTTGTAGCAATTATTCTGGCAATCGGGGTGTCATTAGTTCTTTGTTTGATTATTGTCGGGACCATTGTTCAGATTCTTCATAACGCACCAAATGTTCCGGAAATTCAGCTTTCCGAGAATGCCACACAAATTCTTATTGCGGGTATAGGTGGAATAGTTGGTGTATTAGGCAGTTATATTGGTTATCGTATGCACAACCTTCAATCAAGGGAGAATCGTATGACCGAAGAACAGCGTCCTTACAATCAGGAACAGGATCCATCCGCTCCTGCTGGGCAAGGTGCTCCTCCGACTCGGCCCAATGTTCCTCCTCCTGATCCAAATCCAGCACCGCAAACACCGGCTCCGGATACGACTCCTCCAGGTCCTGAACCTACGGAGAATGACGACAAAACCGATGTTCAACCACGTCCTGAGCCAAAAGAAGGCGAAGAGGGCGATCCTCATGGGTCTCCTCTTGATGATCCCGAAGATGAGCAGTTTATACGTCGTTCGGAAGAATAGGAGATTTAATGGCGCTCAAACGAGTTTGGATACCATCTCCGAATTACTCCAGTCGGAGCGGAGGAGTTCGTCTTATTGTTCTCCATACTGCCGAGGGCGCTCGCACTATCGAGTCTCTGGGTGGGTTCTTTCAAGGCAATGTGGGGGCGTCCAGTCACGTCGGCGCTGATGACAAACCCAACACGGTTGGTGAATATGTCAAGCGTGGTAACAAAGCCTGGACACAATCCGCTTTCAATTCGGATGCAGTATCGATGGAATTGTGTGCATTTGCCTCATGGAGTACCGATGAGTGGCATCGTCATCCAAATATGTTGGAAAACTGTGCGGCATGGATTGCAGAGGAGGCTAAACAATTTGGTCTTCCTATCACCAGGCTCAATTCGTCTCAAGCTCAAGGATCTGGACGCGGTGTTTGTCAGCATGTAGATCTTGGTTCTGCTGGTGGTGGACATCATGATTGTGGTTCCGGATTTCCCATGGATTATGTGCTTACAATGGCTCATGGAGGATCCAGTCCAACACCAGAACAGGAGGAAACGGATATGATTGCGTCAGCTGTATCTGACGGTGGGACGCTGCATGTGTGGTGGGTCGACAAAGATAAGAAAACCGTTCGCTATCGCTATCAGAAGAAGAACAGTTCTGACTGGAAAGATGGCGGAGTTTTCGCCAGCAGTGATCCAAAAGAATTGGCTGGTATTTCAGCTTCACTAGCGGTCAATGGAACGCTTGAGCTGTTTGCTGTGTATCAGGACGGGATTCCTGCACATACATGGCAGAAGAAGGATTCGACAAGTTGGTCTGGTGGAGCACCAGGCAAGAATATCGCGGCATTCAGTTCGTTGCCTAAATAGCTATGGGTCTATTACTCATTCTCATCGGCATTGTGCTTGCGATATTTGTGAATTATCTGATTGGGATTATCTGCATCGTTGTCGGAATTGTTCTGTTGTTTGTTCCCGGCGTTCCATACGGTTACAGTTCGTATAGAGGTCGAAGAGGTCCACCGTAACAATCACCCAGAAAGGGGGTGAGTAGATGGAAACAAGCATTCTAAAAAGTACCAAAAAGATTTTGGGGCTTGCGGACGATTATACGGTGTTTGATCTTGATGTTATCACCCATATCAACTCCGCATTCTCCACGCTCACCCAGTTGGGGGTTGGTCCAGTCGAAGGCTTCATGATCGAAGATGAAACGGCTGATTGGTCTGACTTCATCCTTGATGATCTTCAATACAATTCAATTAAGACGTACGTGTATCTTCGTGTTCGTCAACTCTTTGATCCTCCGACGACGTCTTATCTGATTGCGGCGTTTAATGATCAGATCAAGGAGCTCGAGTGGCGTTTGAACGTGCATCGAGAAGAGACAGGATGGGTTGATCCGGGTCCTGTTATCGATCCTATTCATGATTGGCCTTGGGGTCCAATATGGGAAGGAGGGGTAAGTGGATAATTTGGCCAGTAAAGAAGTAGTGGATCATATTCTAAAACATCATGGTGTTTTAGGAATGAAGTGGGGTCATAGAAGTGGTGGGAGCTCGAGTAGTGGTGGATCGAGTGGTAAAAAGGGGCCAACTGAGGTTTCCGTCAAGACTCGATCGGGTTCACAGCACAAGACGATAATCACCACTAAGGGTGGTGCTGGTCATCCCGCTCACCCGGATGCAGTTGCGGCGAAAGTAGTGGCTCAGAAGCTCAAGAAGAGTGGAACGCACGCACTTTCCAATGAAGAATTGCAGAGATTGGCCACTCGTCATAATCTCGAGCAGCAAGCTCATAGAACAGGAGCTGGTGCAAGTACGGTGGTCAAAGGTTTAAAACACGTTACCAATTTTCTGAAGACACCTGAAGGGCAAACCGCAGCTAATGAAGCTACAAAATTGGCCACGAGTGAAACTGGAAAGAAAGTTATTAAGCGTGTATTGAAAGGTGCTGCTGTAGCGGCTGCAGTGGCTAAATAAGAAGGGAGGGTTAGCATGGGGTTGTCTAATGCGGCAATACCGATCTACTATGGTCGGTTTCGTGAAGCAGTTCTTAGAGGAGACATTCCGGTAAATCGTGAGATCTCTATGGAGATGAATCGGATTGACTCACTCATCGCTAACCCTAACATCTTCTATGATGACGAAGCTGTGGAAGGATTTATTCGTTACTGTGAAGGTGAATTGACACTGACCGATGGCTCTGATCTACATCTTCTTGAATCGTTCAAGTTATGGTCAGAGCAGATCTTTGGTTGGTATTACTTTGTCGAACGAAGTATCTATGTTCCGACCAAAGAGAATCATGGCGGTCATTATGAACATAGAACGATCAAGAAACGATTGACGCGAAAGCAGTATCTAATCGTCGCTCGTGGTGCAGCCAAATCGATGTATGCATCGACAATTCATAGTTACTTTCTGAATGTCGATACATCCACTACACATCAGATTACTACAGCGCCGACGATGAAACAAGCTGACGAGGTAATGTCTCCGTTTCGTACATCTATCACGCGCGCGCGCGGACCTTTGTTCAAATTCTTGACTGAAGGTTCATTGCAGAATACTACTGGCTCGAGGGTCAATCGTGTCAAACTTGCCTCAACCAAGAAGGGAATTGAGAACTTCCTCACGGGCTCATTGCTTGAGGTCCGTCCAATGGCAATCAATAAATTACAGGGTCTCCGCCCTAAGATCTCTACAATTGACGAATGGCTATCAGGAGATCTACGAGAAGACGTTGTCGGAGCAGTTGAGCAAGGCGCATCAAAGTTGGATGACTATTTGATTGTAGCTATTAGCTCGGAAGGAACTGTTCGTGCTGGTTCAGGCGATACAATCAAAATGGAACTAGCTGACATTCTCAAAGGTGAGTACCTTGCTCCGCATGTTTCCATTTGGCATTACAAACTCGACGAACTCGAAGAAGTTGCCGATCCGTCGACTTGGTTGAAAGCAAATCCAAATCTGGGCGCGACTATTTCATATGAGACTTATCATCTGGATGTCGAAAGAGCTGAAAAAGCTCCAGCGTCACGTAATGACATTTTGGCCAAGCGTTTCGGAATTCCTATGGAAGGTTACACGTACTTCTTCACGTACGAAGAGACTCTTCCGCATCGAACTCGAGAATTCTGGCAGCTGCCTTGTGCTCTTGGAGCTGACTTGTCGCAAGGGGATGACTTCTGTGCATTCACCTTTCTATTCCCTCTGGGTAATGAGAAATTCGGAGTGAAGACCAGAAGTTACATCACATCGCTCACACTCATGAAACTTCCTGGAGCTATGCGCGCGAAGTATGAGGAATTCATCAATGAGGCCAGTCTCCATGTTCTGGATGGAACTGTTCTTGACATGATGGAAGTCTATGATGATCTTGATGCTTTCATTGAAACGTCCGAATACGATGTTCGTTCTCTGGGATTTGATCCGTACAATGCGAAAGAATTTGTTGCTCGTTGGGAAGTGGAGAATGGGCCTTATGCCATTGAGAAAGTCATTCAAGGTGCCAAGACTGAATCGGTTCCTCTAGGTGAACTCAAGATTCTGAGTGAGCAACGTCTTCTCATCTTTGATCAAGCACTTATGTCCTTTGCAATGGGGAATGCGATTACGTTGGAAGATACCAATGGAAATCGTAAGCTTTTGAAGAAGAGACAAGAAGAGAAGATCGATAATGTTGCCGCTCTTATGGACGCTTATGTTGCATACAAAGCAAACAAGGAGGCTTTCGAGTGAACGTTTGGAAAGGGGGTGAAATGTGGGACGATTCGGCTCGGCTTTGAAACACGCGTGGAATATTTTCACGAATCAGGACACCAATGTTCAGCCATATACTGGAGATTATGGTCCAGGTTATCCGTATAGACCCGATCGAACAAGGCTTCGAATTCCCAACGAACGTTCGATTATTTCTTCAATCTATACGCGTCTCAGTATTGATCTTGCCTCAGTTGACATGCGTCATATTCGTTTAGACGAGAATGATCGGTATGTTGATGATATGGATAGCGGACTTCAGAATTGCTTGACTGTTGAAGCCAATCTAGATCAAGCGGCACAAGCTTTTCGTATGGATGTTGCAATGACTCTTTTCGACAAAGGAGTTGCTGCAATAGTTCCTATCGATACATCGATTAATCCGATTACATCTGGTGGATACGATATTCTGACTCTTCGTGTGGGCGAGATTGTGCAATGGTATCCAGAAAATGTACAGATCTGGCTATATAATCAAGCACTTGGGTATCGACAACTCGTTACCCTTCCAAAATCTGTAGTTGCCATCGTTGAGAATCCATTGTATTCGGTGATGAACGAGCCGAACTCGACGCTTCAGCGTTTGCTTTACAAATTGAACATGTTGGATGCTGTCGATGAGCAATCTGCTTCTGGGAAACTCGATCTTATCATTCAGCTTCCTTACATCATCAAATCTGAG